TCCTCCCTTTGCTTTCTTCAGTGCGCTGCTTGTCTGCTTTCTTCTTAAGATGTCCGTCTGGTCAAACTGACTGATCACTTCGGCTAACTCTACCGGAAGCTCGCCGTTTTCTTCTACCAGGGCATTCATGGCGCTCTGAAGGGAACCGGCATTGACCGTCTCTTTGATCAGATCGGCAAAGCCCTGTTCTCTCAAGACCTCGAAGAAGTCCAGGCCGTTGGCTGCCAGGTATTCCTCTGATCTCTTCGAATACTTACTCTTGATCTGAAGGCTGAACATGTAATCCCCTACTGCGATTCGCGGGCAGTCGTCATCGATCATCTGCTGCGCGATATCCTGTTTCAATGCCTCGATCTTTGCATTGTTGTCCTTGGTGTCTTTGGCCAGCTGATCCTTCTTGTCGAGAAGTTCTTCGTACTGGCCGAGCATTTCAATTAGTTTCATGGTTGGTTCCTCCTGCTTTCTATTTTGAGTCCGCACTCTGTGCAGGCTGCTTGCATTTTCTTCTGCCGGAGCTCCTGTCTTGACATTGGCCTCCAGCATTCCTGTCCGCAGATCGGACATTTTACCAGGCTCCATTCCGGATGCCCTTTTGGGATGTTTTTCTTCATCGGCATCAGCAGGATGCCTCCGGTTTCGTTTTGGCCTCGCGGCCAGATTTTAACTTCTGCCATTATTCTCTTGCCTCCTTCTCCTGAACGATGCAGGTTTTCGATGCATCGGTAGACCATGCATCTTGCGCCAGTTGTTTGTTAGGTGTCGCAGCGGCTCAGGTTTCTGCGCCAGGGCTTTCGCGATTGAGCATGCTGCTTCATCTGTACTCAATCCACACGCCGCCAATGATTGAATCAACTGTTGCATTGGTTCCGGATGTTCTGGTTCGAAGCTCTTTTCGTATTCCTTTAGTTGCTCCGCCTTGGCATCCAGCGTCGCGGCTATGCTGGATGCCACCTTCTCGTCCGCAGCCTTTGCCGATCTGAATGCCTGAGCTATCTTGCGGCCGATTTCTTTTAATATCATGACCGAGCTCCCTTCGTGAAGCGATTGTTCGGCTCATATTTCAGCTCTATGGATCTCACTTCTCCATCGTCGTCTGTGTGAACCTTCATGTCCGTGAGGTTCAGTTCCTCTACGACGTCTTTCAGTGGCTTCGTATATACGTCATTCAGTTTCATTTTCTCTCCCTCCTGCAGGTTCTATCTCTTGCGTGATGGCCAGCCGCCAGAATGCATTCTGCCATTCTGGTTCCTCCTTATGTTCTGATTTCCAGGGCCAGTGTCACATACTGCGAGTTGAGGCTGTCGAGGAGCTTCAGACACGTCTCCGCTCCGATCAGTTCCAACTCTTTGAGCAGGTAAATCTTCGCCCTCGCAGTTATGTACTTCTGGTTCAATTTCAGGAGCGCATCCTGGCTCTTGGTATTTATTTTTACTGAGTCCATTATCTTCTGGACAGTTTCCTGAACCGTTTCTGCAGATATGTTCTTTCCTTCTTCCATGTCTTCCTGCGACCTCCCTTCTCATTGGATATCCATGCATCTTAAGCCAGTTATTGCTTTTTCCTTCCGGAGCTTCCCGGATCCTGCTGGCCGCCCGATGCGCGGTCAGCAATGCATCTAAGGCGTCGTTCGCGGATATCCCCGCTTTTGCCATGTTATTAAATACATCGGTTATCGCCTCAAACTGATCTGACAACCATTCACACATGAGACCTGCGGCTTCTCTGAACTTTTCGCCTGCTTGCCGTAATTTGTCATTATTCATTAAAAGAAATCCCTCCAGTTATCTACGACCGTCTTGGCCATGTCCTCTTTGCGGCTCAGTGCTTTGCTGATCAGCTCGTCGATGGTTCCTTCGATCTCCAGGTCTATGTATGTGCAGCAGTTCCTCTGGCCGATTCTGTGGATACGGGAGAGGCTCTGGCTGTACGTTGCGTAGTTGAAGTTCTTGCTGTAATAGACGCAGGTATCTGCAGCTGTCAGCGTGATTCCGGTACCGGCAGTGTCAATCTGTCCGATAAAGAGAACTGTTTTCGGGTCCTCCTGGAACTGCTTCACAATGTCGCCTCGGTCCTCTTTCTTAATGTCACCATAGATGGCCACCTGCTTCAGCTCCTTCGGCAGGACCTTGTCGGCCAGCTCCATGATTGCTTTTACCTCTGCGATGAACCTTGCGAAGATCACCAGCTTCTTTCCGGATCCGATTACATAGTCCTCGATGATATCGCCCAGGGCATCCAGCTTGGCTCTACTTACCAGCTGCGGCTTCTGCGCGTCATCCTGAACCAGGAACCCTCCGGCCAACTGCTGCAGGCGGAGCAGCCTTGTCAGGACTGTGGTCGCGGTAATGTGGCCGCCTCCGTCCAGCTCTGCATAGCTGTCCTTTTTAATTCTCTCGTACAGGTTCTTTTCCTTCTGGTTGAACTGTATCTTCCTGGTCTCGAACGTCTGCTCCGGAAGGTCCAGAGCCTCGTCTTTGGTAACTCTGAAGGCGATGCTGTGTTCTTTCTTGATCAGGCCTTCCAGATCCTTGTATCCGACGATCTTCTTGTTTCCATAGCCTCCCATGATTGCATACCGGCCGCGGAACTTGAAGAAGTTATCACCGAATACAGTTTTATCCAGGAAGCGGTACTGTGACCAGATATCAATAGCTGCAGTCTGTACCGGTGTTCCGGATAAGATCAGCTTGTATCTGGCCTGATCTCCCAGTTCATGCATGGCCTTGCTCTGTGCTGCATCGTATGTTTTGATACGCTGGCTCTCATCTGCGATCACCATGTCTGCATCGAATTCTTTGAGCTTTTCCAGAATCTCCGGCCGCCAGGTTGACTCATAGTTGATCACCGCGACCTTCAGAGCCTTGAATGGAAATTTCAGAAGGTCATCGATCTGCTTTATGCGCTGCTTCTTTTCTCCCAGGAGCGTCTTGCAGGTATACTTGAATTTTGCGTACTCCTGCAGCTCCTTTGGCCATACAGCCACGACGGAGGTCGGTGCCACAATCAGAAGACGTTCGACCTTTCCCATTTGGTAGCCGGCGCCCGCGATCGCGATCGCTGTCAGCGTCTTTCCGCAGCCCATTTCAAACAGCAGACCGAAACCTTTGTTTATATTCTGCATTTAATTCTCCTTGAATCTTTGTTATAATTGTGTCATCGGGGGGGGGCTTCGCTGAATTTCACATCCTGCATCGCCTTGTGTTTTGCCAGGACCTCTGAAGGTTTCATGCTGTAGATGTCTTGATATTCAGTGTCATTCCCTCTGTAATATCTTTTCATGTATGCCGGGTTCATAAGCCGTTCATACTTTCCCCTGGTGGCCAGCGCCGATCTGTCCAGCTTCTCTGCGATTTGTTCCCATGAATATCCTTTTTCGACCATATCACAAAGAACCTCTACCTCGGATTCTGCCCACATACGGGTCTTGCTTTTGACAGGGCGCTCTTTGATCTGAAGATCACAAATCCTGCGTTTGACCGCGCCTTCTGTCTTCCGGAGCTCCCTGGCCAGTTCCCTGTATCCGTACTGATGCTTTGAAAGCATACGCCTCAGCTTCTCATCTTCTGACTTTGTCCAAGAGGTGTTATGTCTCCCGACCTGCTGACCTCTTTCAAAGTCCGCCTTGCGTTTCTCTTTTACCCATTCCGGTTCTGCTCCCAGGCTTAACTCTTCAAACTTGGAAAAATCCAGGATCATTCGATTCTGTTCGGCCCATTGCCAGAACTCTTTCAGATCAACCACCCGAAACCTGCAGGCATTTGTTCTGTGCCAGTGTATCGGCAGTCCTGCTTTTATCAGGCGTCCTGTTATGTATGACTCCATGCTCTTTGTGCCGTATATGGTATTCATCAGCTGGCTTAACGAAACCCGGTAGTCATTTTCCAGGTGTGCTCCGCATCCCAGGCGACGTCTGCGATTATCTATCGCTGACACGCTTCGGCCGAGTTTCTTTGCTAGTGCAGGGATTGAAAGACTCCCCCATTTGTCCTGAAGAAAGGCATCCTCTTCCGGAGTCCAGTTCTTCTTTGCCCTAGGTGCCGGCTTAAGTCTCCGGTCTGTCTTCGGCTCTGCCCTTGGCTTCTCTGTTGTCTTCACTATCTAAGCCCTCTTTCTTTCGTTGGCTCTGCGCGTCTGTGAGTTCTCTCATAATCGACGCATCTCGAATCTTCAAATGCATCTATGAACATCCCGGCAGTTTCTTTCTCGTAATTTCCGCAGAGCCCTCTGCAGTCAATGTCTGTTCTTACTCTTTCAAAGAAATCTCTGAATCTATCTTTTCGATAGTCTTCTTCAAATTCTTCTGGTACTTCTATCTGAATCCTCATCCTTGCCCTCCATAATTTCTTTCCACAATTTTGCTGTTTCAAAATTGTCATAAATCGATGTAATCTCAATGTCCCTGAGTCTGAATCTCCTATGCTTGCTGGTTTCACAACTGATCACCGAAAATTTTCCATGCTTATTGACAGAACTATTGATCATGTAAATTCGCCCTCTTATGCAGACAAACTTGCCTTTTTGAATTTCAGATTTCCTTGCATTTACTTTATAATAGTCCCAGTCAAATTTTCCATCGTCTTTGAGCCTTCCTAATTCGTAATAATTAGACGCTTTATGCAGGTAATATCCTTTGTCGGTTCCTCCCATCTGAGCATATGTAAATCCAAAACAGTGACACTCTACACAGTGATCACACGTCGCGGCAAAGCTGCAGCCTCCACAGCACCTGTTATCCTTGTAAACAGGACATTGCGGCTGATCTTCCGGAATCTTGTATTTATCATTCTTATGCTCATTCCTTGTCTTGATATTTGGACATATAAAAACGGGTTTCGCATATTCCGGATGTTTCAGTTCATATTTGTTGACAACGATCTTTAAAAGATCAATCACTTTTTTTAGCATCTGATTCACTCTTCTTTGGCGTCTCAATGAATCCGAAGGTCATTAGCGCCATGTTGGCTGCTCTTACCTGGTGTTCATAGAGGTTCTTGGTTACTGGGTATTTATACAGGGGTTCCGGATGTTCCCGGGTCCGTTCCTGATCTACCGCCTCCTGGACCGTATTCATGCGGATTCGTTCCGCTTCGATGGACGGAGGGAGATGTACGAGGGTGGCCAGTTTATTCAGCAGTTCTGCGCTGGCGATTCCTTCATACATCTGCTGTCCTCTAATCCATCGCATCTGGTTCCAGCTTTTGATGATCGTCTTCTGAATGGCATCGGCTTCAATGATCCGGACCATTCCATCTGTCAGTGCCATCTTCATTTCTGGATACCCTCCTGCTGCAGATACTCTGCTCTTTCACTCATCATCGCGTCGTATTCCTCCTGGTTATACTGCTGTCCATTCCAGTAGGTTCTTTCGATGGGAGCTGCCGGAGCTTCGTATGGATCGTTTAAGATCATGTACAGGAGCCCCCCTGCTGTCAGAACTGCTGCACCTATGCAGATGGCCGCTTCCTTCAGGAGTCTCTTAAGCCGAGCGTTTCTGCGGCGTTTCCTGTTCATCTCTATCCGTCTTATCTCTCTTAGATAACTGTCTAAGCATGGACTCTGTAAACCGTTTCTCATACCCATCTGTGTACTGCACCTCCATCTTTATGTTCATAGTTACCATCCTTTCTGAATGTACTTGACTTACCGGAAGGGTTTTATTATGCTCTCTAGGCTTGGCTGGGTCCGGTAGTCTGTGACAGGTTCTCCAAGGCGATTGAAGAACCTGTCTGCTTATGCTCCCTGAGTATTGTGTGGGGTAGCCGTATAGCCGTTGCCTGCAGTGCTGATCGTTTCAGGTCAGCCATCCGGGGTTAAATCGCACCCACCAGTCCATGCTCCGGATGTTCTCTCTCTGGTGTTCTCATCTGCCTCCAAGCCGGGATTTTTTTACTAGGGTCTGCGCTTTCCACCCCTATGACGACGGTTCTCCTCAGGCATCGGATTCTCCGCCGAGTGGATTTATCTGCGTCGGCTCCACCATACCTGGGTTTTTAACGAGGTCCCGCATCCCTCAGCTCTCTATTTAGTTTTAGGCCATAGCCGGTTCGTCGATTGCTCTCTGAGCTTCCATGCCGGCCATGAAGATGTTCGTGGCTTTCACCACTTCAGCTCGTTTTTCTTTTGGCACCGCCGCCAGCATCTTCATGATGGTCTCAGCGCTTTCGAGCTGTTCTGTCGTGTATTTTCTCTCTGCCATCTT